TAATTTTTTAAATCCAGGATTCAAACAATTCTTAGATACAAATTGGTCAGATGAATTAACTGGTAAGGGAACAATAGAAGGTAAAGGTGTTAACCAACCAAAAATAACAGTAACACAAAATCCAAATCTATCCGATGATTATTACATAAATCAGACATTATATTCAAATGGTGATGAAGGTGCTGTAGATAATGGATTACTAGGTATAACTCAAATAAATATTGATTATGGATTAGAATTTTTACCAACAATATCAATAACATTTGAAGATGTTAAGGGTAGAGCATTATTTGAAGCTGGAAATAATTCACCTTATGCTGCGTTTTTTCAATTACCATACCCAATTTTTTATTTAACAATAAAAGGTTATATTGGTAAAGCAGTGAGATTACCATTAATGTTACACACATTTACTAGTTCTTTTGACCCGTCTTCACATAATTTTAGAATTAATTGTCAGTTCTATACTTACAAATACACAATCATGAATCAAGTTAGTTGGCCTGCAATGTATGCCGTACCATCTATGTACCAACTTTCAATCACTAAACCAACAACAAAAACAACAAATTCAAGTGGCGGAAATTCACAAACAGAAACGGTTACAAGTAGTTTAGGTTTACAAAAAATGAAAGAACTATATCAAGAATATAAAGCAAAAGGTTTAATTGATGATAATTTTCCAGAAATAACAATACTACAATTAAAAGAAAAACTAGAAAAATTAATAACAATAATTGAAGAAAAATTTAAAAAACAAAATTTAGATATACTAAATAAACTTGAAGATTATGTTGAAAAATTTAATGAGTATCAAAGTCAAATATATTACTATTCTGGACTTGATTCTTGGAAAAATAGATGGTTTGATGATGAAAATGTTTTTATAAAAAATGATAAAGAAAAAACCGTTCTATATAAGTACAAACCAGAATTTAACGACCCACAACAAAAACCAAAAGCAATTACAGATTTAGATGGTATAATTAAAAATTATAATAATTTACTAACATCAAATACTGCTGTCGGAAAAGATATACCAATACCAATCCAGATTGGTACATTTTTTCAAAACGTAAATATTAGTGACATTAACATATCTGAAACATACAAAAAAAGAATTGGAAAAACTTTTTCTGGTTTGACTACTAGTGAAGAATATATAAAATATCGAAATGACCTTAATAAAGAAATTACCGATTATTCAAATGTTGGACAATATCCAGGGTTAACATTTTTTGAAGGACCAAAGTCTTTTATTGAATTAATGAAGAAGGTCAAAGAAAAATATGATATTAAAAAGAAAGAAATTGAAGAAAAAATAACAAAAGACATACAAAACGAATTTTCAAATCCAACAAACGGTCTAGGTTTCCAACCAACAATTAGAAATGTTTTGGCTGTATTTTTTGCACAAGGTGAAGCGTTTTTACGAATGTTAGATGATGTTCATACAAAAGCTTGGGATTTAAGAAATGATGATAATCGAAAAAAAGCGGTTTTTAATACAAGTACAACAGTACAAAGTGTTGATGTTAAAAATTCTGAACTCGATTCTCCAGTATATCCTTGGCCACAAATAATTAAAGAATCATTTGAAGAAGGTAAAGAAAAATATGTATTATCATATCCTGGCGATGACGATTTAGCCTTTCAATTTAATGCTTATAATCCAGAAATTTGGCCAGAAGTACAGTTTGTTGAAGAATTTTTAAGGGGATACACACAAGTAACACCACCAAAATTTGATAATGGACCTACTGGAAATTTCTTAGAAAGACCAAATAGATTTAGTTTTAACGCAACTGAATTTACAATTGGTAATGATGTTTATCAAAACACTGAAGAAGTAAAATTTTTCTATGAAATATATGAAAGAATGTTAGTTAATTCATTCTATTCAAAGTTCAATAGAAAAAGTATCAAAGATAATAATATACAACAATATGTTGGTGAATCAGAAACAACCGATATATTAAAAGCAATAAGTGATGACAACCCATTTATTAGTCAAAAATTAAAACAATATAATATTAATTCATCAATTTATGGAGGATTTTTAAGACATATATCAAATCAAGGCGAAGGACAAGCCTGGCAAAATTTTATTCGTGGAATTATAAACACACCTTATTTAAAAAATGATACAGACGTTTCATTTTTTATGTATAAAGGTTCAATACTAGACGAAGATAAAGCACTACCAAATGTTGGTTTAACAAACGAACAACCAGTTATAAATTATTTTGGCGGTTCTGTAATTAATGATGATTATGATTTTACTGATTTATATCCATTAACCGATTTAGATTGGTGTAAAGATTATTTAGCAAATGGTGAAGCAATACAATCTAAAATTGATGTTTTTAAGACTAGCGATACATTAGAATATAACAAAACAATTAAACTTGTTAAAAACAAAGAAAATCTTTCACCTATTGTAAATTTTAATTACAAAAGTAGTGTATTTGACCAAACATTGAATTTACAAAATTTAGAAACTTTTTACAAAGAAAGAAAAATTAAAGATCAATACACTACGGAAGGTAATTTGTATTATGAAAATTATGATGGTAAACTTGTTGCAAAACAAACAACATCTATGTTTAACACACCATATTTTGCAAATGCAATACAAAAAGGTTTATACGAATTTAGATATAGTTTGATTGAAAAATCACCATACAAAGCGGCATCCTATTTATTTTTAAATAGTTTACCACTAGCAACATTAAGAGATAAATATAAAACATACAATTCAGATGGTTCTGTAACAACAAATAGTTATATACTTCCTTCTTTAAAAAAGTTTGGTGCTATTCACGAAGTACCATATGCTTGGGTTTTAAAATATGGTGGAATTTGGCATAGATATAAAAAATTCAAACTTGATGGTGTTGACATATTAGATGGTATTTGGGAAAATACTGATTATATTGGTAACTATGATCCGGCATTTTCATCAACAACCACACAATATAATATACAAGTTGAAGGTACAAATTATGATATAGTTCTGGATGGTGTAAACACTTCTGGACCTAATCAAAAAACAATAATAAACACAGGGTTCTATCCTAAATTACTTGACGATTTTCACGTTTTTTTAAAAGGAACTAAATTATTTAGTCAAACATCAAATATTGAAGGGACTTACTACGTTACCGGAAGTACATTAGAAGTTGTTTCTTTAAACTTTGTAGCTTTAGAACCAGGATTAATTTTGTCCGGATCAACCTTAGCACCCGCTACAACAATAATACAACAATTAACTGGCACCTCTGGAAGTACTGGAACATACATCATTAGTCCCGTTCAGGGTATTGTGGTTTCTCCACCAACTAATGCACAACCATTCATTGTTACAAATAAACCAATACCTGGATATCAAAATTCAAATATACAAAACGCAATAAATGAAGATTTTAGAATGATACCAACAACAAGTGCTTTAATAAATAAAGGACCTGGTATTCTATCACCAAATAGTTCTTTAATTTGTTTACCTTGGAGTTGTTATACGTTAACACCAGATAAAAAATCTATATTTACACTACCATCTTTTGGCTCAAATATTAATCAAGCAAAACAAGAATGTTTTAATAGTAATGGTAGTATGAAAATTGATATAAGTAATAATCCTGCACTTCACAATGGTGCTGTAAGATTATTTTGGAAAGCACCAAACTATGGTTATTTTGATAATTCAAAACTTGCAAAACCACAACCAGACGAATACATCAAAGAAATATTTACCAATCAAGAAGAACAAGAAAACTTTGGTGTTTTTGGTGACTCAACAAAATATTCAAAAATCAGTGAATTGTTTACAACCTTCACACCTGAAATTTTAGACCAATTTGAAAAACAATTTTTATTATTTAGTAAATCTGTTTATGATTTTGAAAGTAATTTACAACCAAGGGAAGAAGAAATAACAGTCGAAGAAACTTATGAAAACTTCCAAGGTTTAATGAGGACAATGTTTAAAACAATAAATCCAGAAGGGTTAACAGGTTCAGCATTGATAAATGAAATAACGGAAAATCAAAAAAAGTCTTTTCAAAAAACAATAGAAACATTTATGGATTACCAAGTTGTGTTCAAATACGGTAATCCTTCTAATTTTGATAAAAAAATGTTTTATTCATTTTCAACAGACTTTATTCAAGACCCATATACCTGGGCAGGATACGTACAAAATTCACCCGGAATTTTACCAACACAAGGTGGAACAATAACTCTTGCACAGTCTAAAACACAAAGTCCAGAAACTTGGAAAGCTTTAGAAACATATGTTGGTTTTTCTGAAATACCAGAATTGGAATATACAAATAATGGTTCATATATTACAGATTTCTTCATTGATATGGATATGGAATTTACGGAAAACAATGTAAAATTCTATGCACCAATGATTAAATTGTACGCAACACAAAAATTAAAAGACCCAACTTTAACGATGAATAAGTTTTTTGGACTTATGAATAGTTACATCAAAGATGGTGAAACATATTTAAATTTAATTTTAGATAACACTTTGACATCTGTTAGAAACAAGTTAGGTAGTGTGTCAATTAAACAAAATCAAACTGGTGTAAAATTTAAAGAATATCTTGGTGAAATATCAAGATATGAAACATGGGATATGTTTAAAACAATAAACGATACTTGGATTTCTGGGGCAGATTTAAGAAGTAAAACACTTTTTGAAGATGTTTTACTTGTTGATAGAGCAAGTCGAGATGTAGGCCAAAAAATATTTGTAGACATCTTTTTATTGAAAGATAGGATTAGTCAATGGTTACCTTCAAATAATATGCTAGGAATTGTAAATACAATATTAACTGATAATCGATTTACATATTGGATTTTACCAGCATATGCTAATTTTTATAATGTACAAGATGTGTCTAAAAACCCAAACCCAAGACCAGAAGGAACTTTAGAATTTGCAAAAACTCTATTTGGAACACACACAACTGTCGATTACAGAGAAACTGGTGCTAAAATAGTTGCGATGTACGCCCATGTAGACAGTAAACATTTAGCAATGAATACAAATGCGGATTATAGATTTAGGGATGATGCTTTTGATTTAAGAAGGGCAAGTGATAATCCATTACTTGAAAGTCAAGAAGGAAAAACAAATTGGGACAAATCAAATAAGGTTGTTGGGTTTAACGTCGATTTTGGACCACAAAACCAACAAATTTTTAAACAAATTGATATTGGTCAAGACGTTGGAGAACCAACAGCAGAATCTCTCCAAATGTTAAATCAAATGGCAAATCAATCAAGAAACAGAACAAGTGCTTCACAAAGTGTTTCATTATATAATATCTATAGAAATAGAAGTTATAAATGTTCAATAGATATGTTAGGTTGTGCGTTAATACAACCAACAATGTATTTTAATCTTAGACATATTCCAATGTTTAGTGGTCCTTATATGATTACAAATGTAAGTCATAGAATTAGTGAAAATGGTTTTGACACTTCAATTGAAGGTCAAAGACAACCTTTTTATAGTATTCCAGCAATTGATTCATTATTACAATCATTAAGTACAAATATTTTAACAACAATTAAAGAAAGAATCAAAAAAGAAGAAGACGCAAAAAAGACAACAGAAACAAACAACGTAATAAAGGAAACGTCTGACGCTACAAATAAAGTACAGGAAAATAATAAACCAAAACCAAGTGAAGTACAAAATTGTTCTACAGCATTAGATTCGGCATATACAAATTATACAGCAACAACACCAAGTCAAACTGTAATAACAGTTGGAAACGCTTATAGCAAAATAACAGAAATTGTTAATCAGTTTGCACCGCAAGGCGTAAACCCACAACAAGTAAGTGCATTTATTAATACGTTCTTTTCATTGATTTATATTAATAGTAAAAATGGTGAAAGTTTTTCAAATTATAATAATAATTTTTCATCGGTACCATTGAATGTAAATTACGGTGAACCAGCTAAAAAATATTTTAATAATAGTTATGTTTGTTTGAGTTCAAACGGAACACAAAGTCCTTTCGCGGTATTTAGTGATTTTGAATCGCATATAAAATTTTTAGTTGATAAATATAAAGATAAGATTTTAGGATCACCAATTATTAGTATCACACCAGATTCTGAAGTAAACAAAAAATCATATATTGATGCTATTGCCGAATTTATTGTTAATAAGTTCCCAACCGAAAAGAATGTTTGGACATCATTAACTGAACAAGTTAAAAAAGAATACATACAAAAAGTTACAGAAGCAATTACATTTGTTTTATCTAATCAACCAAAACCAGTTGTTCAACCACCACAAGAGCCTGAAATTCCGATATTCTTATTTGAACCAAAATTACTTCCTGCTAGTATTGGAAAAATTGTAAACGGTTTAATAATTAGCTTAAATCCTGAAGCCGACAAAAGAAAAATATTTTATGTCAGTATAATTCTTGCCTCAACATCTATTTGTGCTGGAACAGGGCTATATAATCTTGGAACAGAATACGTATCAAGTGACGGACAAACATTTAATATGACTTTTAATCAAATTTTTGATCAATTTGGATGCTTAGAAGAACCAATTAATGATCAAGTTGGTAAGTATTATTTACAATTTCAGATGTACTCAACCCCAATTAAAAGTGATGGTAGTCCAGACCGAACAAGAGAAGATTATTATAAAATATTTAAATTAAATTTCGAATTCAACCAAAGCGGTACCCCAATTTTAATACAAAATTAAATTTTTTATCTTTGATAGATATTTATAAATAAATAAAAAATATGAACACAAAACTAATATTGGATAATTACCTAGGTAAGAACACAAGAATGTCGGAAAAAGACGCTGGTAATGGATTTAAAGAAGTATGTGATTTAGATACTGGTGATTGTTATACTGTTAGAATGAAAGATGGTCTAATTGAAAGAGTTGATAATACAATGAAACAATTTAAAAAAATTCAGGTCGAAACAAAATCTGGAATAAAAACATTATTAAACGGATAAGATGAGTGTAGAACAAAAAATTATTGAAGAAATTGCAAGATACAATAGTATCAACAAATATATTATGGAACAAGTTCCACCACCACCAGCAGGTGAAGATTTGGGAGCACCACCCCCTCCAGGAGGTGAAGCACCACCAGCAGGAGCAGCACCACCACCAGAAGGAGCAGCACCACCACCAGCAGGAGCAGCACCTGGAACACCAGCTCCACCCACAGAAGGTGAACCAGTTGATGTTGAAGCTGATGCAGACGTTGAAGAAATTGGGGCTGATGAAGAAGGTGGAGAAGAAGAAATTGATATTACAGATCTTGTTGACACACAAAAAACTATGGCCGACAAACAAGAAGAATATTTTAACAATTTATTTTCACAACTTTCAAACCTAGAATCAAAACTTGGTGAAATGGATCAGTTAATTAATAAAATAAATTCACTTGAAACTAAATTTGACCAATTTAGACCAAAAACACCAGAAGAAAAACTTGAATTGAGAAGTTTGGATTCGGGCCCTTTTAAACAAAAATTATCAGATTTTTTTGTAGATAAACAAGAAGAAATGAGACAAACTGGTAAAAACGAATATGTTTTGACTAGTGATGATGTTGAAGAATATTCACCTGAAGAAGTTAAAACATCTTTTAACGACTATGAAGATGAAGAAGGAAATAATATGGGCTAATATTTAAGGTAGAAAAATACTACCTTAAATTTTTACTTATTGACTGCGACACAAATTTTAATTATATTTTCTATTGTAAACTTTTAATAAATAATATATATGGCGACAAACAATGTTTTAGATGCAGTTTTGGCTCAGTATGAAAGCTCAAAACAAAGTGGTTCTTCTTCCACTTCAAAAATGTCTCAAGAAGAAAGAATGAAAAAGTATTTTGCTGCAATACTTAAAGACAATGAAAAGCAAGCACAAAAAAGAATCCGAATCCTACCTACATCGGACGGTTCATCACCATTTAAGGAAGTTTGGTTCCATGAAATCTTGGTTGATGGTAAATGGCAAAAGTTTTTTGATCCAGGAAAAAACGACAATGAACGTTCCCCTTTGAGTGAAGTTTATGATGTTCTTATGTCAACTGGTAAAGAATCAGACAAAGAACTTGCAAAACAATACAAACCTCGTAAGTTTTACATTGTTAAAGTTATTGACCGTGATAACGAACAGGATGGTGTTAAATTCTGGAGATTCAAACACAATTACAAACAAGAAGGAATTTTTGATAAAATTATTCCTATCTACAAAGCAAAAGGTGATGTTGCTGATGCAGATAAAGGAAGAGACCTTATTCTTGAATTAACTAAAGCAAAAACACCAAAAGGAGCATTCTATACTGTTATCCAAACAGTTATGTATGATGACCCATCTCCAGTTCACGAAGATGAAGATACAATGTCAGAATGGATTGCAGACGAACTTACTTGGGAAGATGTTTATTCTAAAAAACCTACGGAATATTTAGAAGCAATCGCTCGCGGTGAAACACCAAGATGGGATTCAGATGCTGGAAAATACATCTATTCAAACACAGAAGAAGTTGAAGTTTCTATGGGTGGTAAATCTAAACCTCAAACAAAGGTTGAAGACCCACAGGCAAATGATGAAATCGACGAAGAATTACCATTCTAAATTTAATTAAAAATATGTGGGTATATTGGTATACAATGTACCCACTTTTTCTTATCTTTTTAAAAAAAATATATGGCAATTAAAAAAACAGATTTTAGTACTCTAAAGAAAAAATTCTCTTCAGATGCAAAATACAAACCACAAAGATATTTTGATTTAGGACCAGCATTTTTGGATGCTGTAGGACTTCCAGGTCCCGCTATGGGACATATCAATATGTTTCTTGGACATTCAGACACGGGAAAAACAACTGCACTTATAAAAACGGCAGTTGATGCTCAGAAAAAAGAAATACTACCAGTTTTTATCATCACAGAACAAAAATGGTCTTTTGATCACTCGAAACTTATGGGGTTTGAATGTGAAGAAGTTGTCGATGAAGAAACTGGAGAATTAACTTGGGATGGTTTTTTCTTGTTCAATAATAATTTTAGTTACATTGAACAGATTACAGATTACATTAATGATTTATTAGACGCACAAGAAAAAGGTGAATTAGATTATTCACTTTGTATTATGTGGGATTCAGTTGGTTCAGTTCCTTGTAAAATGACATATGAAGGTAAAGGTGGTAAACAACACAATGCTTCAGTTCTTGCCGATAAAATTGGTATGGGTATTAACCAAAGAATTTCCGGATCAAGGAAAGCAGATTCAAAATACGAAAACACATTAATTATTGTTAATCAACCTTGGGTTGAATTACCTGACAATCCATTTGGTCAACCAAAGATTAAGGCTAAGGGTGGTGAAGCAATTTGGTTAAATTCATCTTTGGTGTTTCTATATGGAAATCAAAAAGGTGCTGGAACCACAAAAATTACCGCAACAAAAGACAAAAGAACTGTTAAATTTGCATCGAGAACAAAAGTATCTGTTATGAAAAACCACATCAATGGACTTGGTTTTGAAGACGGAAAAATTATTGTCACACCACACGGATTTTTACCTGGAAAAGACGCAACAGAAGAAAAGAAATCTATTGAAGATTACAAAAAAGAGTATGCCGAATATTGGAAAAATATTATTGGTGTAGATGGTGAATTTGATTTAAAAGAAGAAAAAGTTTATGAACAAGAATAAATTAAAAGTAGTATCATTATTTTCAGGTTACGGAACACAAGAACTGGCACTTAAATATATTGGTGTTGATTATGAAAATGTAGCAAATTGCGACAATTTCAAACAAGCAAATGAGTGTTATGATGTTTTACACACAACAACAAATGGTAATCTTGGAGATATTAGAATGATTGATGAAAATAATTTTCCAGAATGTGATTTATTAACATATTCATTTCCTTGCCAGGACATTTCGATTTCTGGTGTACAAAGAGGAATCAAAGAAGGAACAAGAAGCGGGTTATTATTTGAAGTTGAAAGATTGTTAAGTGCTAATAGACCAAAGTTTCTATTGATGGAAAATGTTAAAAATCTAATATCAAAAAATCACATAGACAACTTTCAAAAACACATCTATTTTTTAAGAGGTCTTGGATATAGTTCATACTGGAGAGTTCTTAACGGTGCTGATTTTAGTTGCCCACAGAATAGGGAAAGAGTTTTTATGATGTCAGTTTTAAATAGTAGTGTTGATGAGGTTAAAGAAAAGATGATGAATGTTGACAACTATAAAAGAACAAGAGTACCTATGAAATCTCATATTGAACAAAATTTTGACGAATCATTAATTATTAATTGTGCTTTCACACCACATACACCAAAAAAACATACAATTTGTAAATTAGCCGGAAGAAGAAATGATGTTAAATATGATCAAGCAAGAAGAATTTATTCTGTTGATGGATGTTCACCCTGTCTAACAACAAGTGGTTCACCACAAATTTTAACTGAAAATGGTAGAGTAAGAACCATTACTGCAAGAGAAGGTTATAGATTTATGGGTGTTAGAGAACAAGATATTAATTTACTACTAACAACTTCGTTATCAAACACAGCACACGTTTCTTTAGCCGGTAACTCAATCTGTGTTCCAGTTATGGAAGCGATATTTTCAGAATTCTTTTCGGAGTATATCGTAAAAAAAGAACCAATATTGTCAAATCCTTTTATTGACGAATTTAATGACTAAGACACTTTTAGTTGATGGTAATAACCTTCTGAAGATTGGATTTCACGGTGTTAGAAACTTTTTTAATAAAGGGGAACACGTTGGTGGTACTTGGCATTTTTTAAACACACTAAGAAGGTTTTTAGAAGAAAATAACTATAATAAAGTTGTTGTTTGTTGGGATAGTGAAACAGGTTCTTCACAAAGAAGAATTATATATCCAAAATACAAACTTAATCGAAAACAAAAAGACGAAGACGATTTTAAAGAACAATCTTTTATTACTCAAAAAAATAGAGTAAAACAATACCTAGAGGAAATGTTTGTAAGACAATTGGAAGTAGAACAATCGGAGGCCGACGATTTAATTGCTTATTATTGTCAAATTTCTGAAGATGAAGATAAAACAATATTTTCTTCTGATAGAGATTTAACGCAATTAATTTCTGAAAAAGTAACAATATATTCACCCCAGCAAAAACGATATTATAAAAATGGTGATAGAATCAAAATCTATGAATCCGAAATACCACATTATAATGTTAAAACCTATAAAATATTAACTGGTGATAGTTCGGATAATATTGATGGTATTTTTTATTTGGGTCAAAAAACATTTATAAAATTGTTCCCAGAAATACTTGATATAGAATTAAAATATACAGATATTTTAACAAAAACAGAAAAGTTACTTTTAGAGCAGAAGGGAAATGTTGTTTTACAAAATTTACTCAGTGGTAAAACCAAAGAAGGGATATTTGGAGAAGAGTTTTTCACAATTAATGAAAAAATAGTGGACTTAGCTAATCCACTTATTTCAGACGAAGGAAAAGAATTAGTAAAACTGTATTACTCAGAGTCATTGGATCCAGATGGTAGAGGACACAGAAATCTAATTAGGATGATGATGAATGACGGATTTTTCAAGTTTCTTCCAAAGGGTGATGATGCTTGGGTAAATTTTTTAAAACCATTTTTAAAACTATCAAGAAAAGAAAAAACAAATTTTAAAAACAAAATAAAAAAGTAAAAAAATGAGAAATCAAGAAGTAACAAAAGTAGAATTTCTTTTAATGTGTAATGACAACATCGTTGTACAAAGATTCTTTAATGTGAAAGGATTCAACAAAAATGCACATAAATCAGAACAATTCTATGATTACATTAAGTCATTTTGTAATGGACTACAATATGATTTAAAAATGAGGTCCATAGTTTATATGTTAGATAACCAATATGAAATTATGGAGAACCCGGAAGTGTTAAACACATCCATAACAGAAGGTTACGAAATTTTTAACCTTTATATTAAGGTAGAAAATATGACAATTTGTCAGAGGTCATTTGATGCAAAAGTATACCCCCCAAAGGTCAGATATACCGTAGACCTACGACCAAAGCTGAAAAGTGTACTGTCGGAACTTACTGACATTTTTTCAGGTAAAAAATTTAATTATTTTTATCCACAATTTATTCAAAACTAATAGTATTTATCATTACTGATAGGAGGAAAAAATTATGGCGACAAACAAAAACTTTGAATATCTTGGGAACAATTTTCAAATACAATTACTTAATCAAATCATTGTAGACAAAGACTTTTCACATTCGATTATTAATGTAATCGAAAACAGTTATTTTGAAAACAAGTACTTCAAAATTATCATTCAAATGATAAAAGAATACTATAAAAAGTATGATCACACACCATCATTTGATACTTTAGAACAAGTCGCAAAATCCGAATTACAACAAGAAACTGCGGTTAAGGTAGTTCTTGATACAATTAAAAAAATCAAGTCTTCACCTATTGATGGAGTGGATTTCGTACAAGAAAAGGCACTTAAATTCTGTAAACAACAAGAATTACAGAAGGTAATGAAAAAGGCTCAAAAAATTATTGACGGTGGTGAATTTGAAAACTACGACACCCTTGAAGAATTAGTAAGAGAAGCATTACTTGTTGGTTCAAAAGACACTAGTACTATGGATGTCTTTTCAAACCTAGACCAAGTCCTTGACGATGACTACAGACATCCAATTCCAATAGGTATACCAGGAATTGATAGATTGTTAAAAGGAGGGCTCGCAAAGGGTGAGATTGGAGTTATATTAGCACCAACTGGTGTTGGTAAATCAACAATACTTACAAAGATTGCAAACCATGCCTTTAATCTAGGATTTAATGTCTTACAAATATTTTTTGAAGACAACCCAAAGGTTATACAAAGGAAACACTTCACACTTTGGACAAAGATTCACCCTGACGAATTGTCAGAAAAAAGAGAATACGTGATGAATAAGGTAAAAGAAATCGAAAGTACAATGGAAAATACTTTAGATTTGAAAAAACTACCATCCGATACAAAGACAATGCTGCAAATTAAGAATGAAATAAGAAAAATTATTGCAGATGGTACAAAAATCGATATGGTTATTTTGGACTACATTGATTGTATAGTTCCAGACAAAAACCTTGGGGATGAATGGAAGAGTGAAGGCTCAGTAATGAGGGGTTTCGAGGCTATGTGTCACGAATTAAATATTGTTGGTTGGACCGCAACACAAGGTAATCGTTCATCAATTTCTTCGGAAGTTGTAACAACAGATCAAATGGGTGGTTCAATCAAGAAGGCACAAGTTGGACACGTTATTATTTCAGTAGCAAAAACATTACAACAAAAAGAAATGAAATTGGCCACAATAGCAATTACCAAATCTCGTATTGGAGATGATGGTGTGGTGTTTGAAAATTGTAAATTTGATAATGCAATGATTGAAATAGATACCGAATCTACAACCACATTCTTAGGTCTTGAAGAACAAAAAGAAGAAAGACAAAGACAAAGGGTTAAGGAATTGTTGGAGAAAAGACAACAAAAAGAACAAGAAAAACAAAAATCTTAAATAAAATAATTAAATTAATAAAAATGGATATTTCACAAAAAATATTGAGCGATATTACGGTGTATATGAAATACGCCAAATTTGTTCCTGAATTAAATAGAAGGGAAACTTGGGAAGAACTGGTTACAAGAAATAAAGAAATGCACCAGAGAAAGTACCCACACATTAAAGATGAGATAGAAGAAGTATATAAAATGGTATATGATAAAAAAATTCTTCCATCTATGAGATCATTACAGTTTGGTGGGAAACCAATCGAGATATCACCAAATAGAGTTTATAACTGTGCTTATATGCCGGTAGACCATACTGATGCTTTTTCAGAAACGATGTTCTTACTTTTAGGTGGAACAGGTGTAGGATTTTCAGTGCAAAAACACCACGTAGATAAGTTACCAGAAATTAAAAAACCAAACCCAACAAGAACAAGAAGATACCTTATTGGTGATTCAATTGAAGGATGGGCTGATGCAATTAAAGTTCTTATTGAATCTTATATGGGTTCAAAATCATCAACACCAGTATTTGATTTTTCAGACATTCGTCAAAAAGGAGCCTTACTTGTTACATCTGGAGGAAAAGCACCAGGACCTCAACCTTTGAAAGATTGTATTCACAATATTACAAAGGTATTAGAAAACAAAAATGACGGTGAAAAATTAACACCGATTGAAACTCACGATATCGTATGTCATATTGCTGATGCGGTACTTGCTGGTGGTATTAGAAGAGCAGCACTTATTTCATTATTTTCGGCTGATGATGATGAAATGATTTCTTGTAAATCTGGAAACTGGTGGGAACAAAACCCACAAAGAGGTAGAGCAAATAATTCAGCGGTTCTATTAAGACATAAAGTAACACAAGAATATTTTATGGATCTTTGGAAAAGAATTGAATTATCTGGAGCAGGAGAACCTGGAATCTATTTATCAAACGATAAAGATTGGGGAACAAACCCTTGTTGTGAAATAGCACTTCGTCCTTACCAATTCTGTAATCTTTGTGAAGTTAATGCTTCAGATATTGATTCACAAGAAGATTTTGAAAAGAGAGTTAAAGGAGCTGCGTTTATTGGAACACTCCAAGCTGGATATACAGATTTCCACTACTTGAGAGATGTGTGGAAAAGAACAACTGAAAAAGATGCACTTATCGGTGTTGGAATGACAGGTATTGGTTCTGGTGTTGTGTTAGGATATGATATGAAAGCAGCAGCTTATGCCGTTAAAGAAGAAAACGAAAGAGTTGCAAGTCTTATTGGAATTAATAAAGCTGCTAGAACAACAACAGTAAAACCATCCGGAACCTCATCATTAGTATTGGGAACATCATCTGGTATTCACGCTTGGCATAATGATTATTATTTAAGAAGAATCCGTGTTGGTAAGAATGAAGCAATTTATACATATCTTGCAATCAATCACCCAGAATTAGTCGAAGATGAATACTTTCGTCCACACGATACTGCGGTAATTACAATACCACAAAGGTCACCAGAAGGGTCTATTTTACGTTACGAATCAGTATTCCAAATGTTAGAAAGAGTTAAAAAAGTTGCTCAAGAATGGATTAGAAATGGACATAGAACCGGACAAAACACACACAATGTATCAGCTACAGTTTCAATCAAAGAAGATGAGTGGGATTTAGTTGGTGATTGGATGTGGAAAAACAGAAAATTCTATAACGGATTGTCAGTACTACCCTATTCTAACCATACTTACAAACAGGCTCCTTATGAGGATTGTAGTAAGGAAGAATATGAAAGATTACTTAAAACATTAACAAATGTTGATCTTACAAAAGTAATTGAATTACAGGACAATACTAATTTGAGTGGTGAATTGGCTTGTGCAAACGGATCTTGTGAGATAATTTAATATTAGAAAAGTAAGGAATTTATTAAAAGTTCCTTACTTTAACTTGAGAAAACAAAATTAAAATGACAGTAAACGCATCAAAAGATTGGATACAACAGTTATATGTTCAGGAGACAACTAAAAAATCTCCTGAACCTGACTTTTATAAGGATAAATTTGGAAATATTGTTATGACCGAATCATTCCATATAAAACGAGGTAAATGTTGTGGGTCCCAATGTAGGCATTGTCCCTACGAACCACTTTACCAAAAAGGTAATACAAACCTAAAAGAATCACTACGAAAGTAGTGATTTTTTTTTATTAATATATTTATAATATAAAAGTATTATGAAAATCAAAATAACCGAAAGTCAATTAAAAAGAATTATAGAAAAGTATCAAGAAACAAAAGATTTAAACGAAGCTTGGTATGACGATGTTTTGGATAAAATTGGATTAAATTTTGACAATTTAAAAGATAAGGTTAAAGATGTTTTTAAAAAAGTTACCGGTATTGAATTACAAGATAAGGATGAAGTTGAAAAAAAGGACATACCTTCAAAAAAAGAAGTTGAAAAGAAAATTGAAACAATAAAAAAAGATACAGAAGTAGATAAAGAAAAAGATACCGAAGAAAAAAAAGATGATAAAAAACCAAAAACAGAAAGTGGTGGAACAACAGTAGTTATTGGTGGTATAAGTTATGCAACGGCAAATTGGATGAAATCACAATGGGAAAATGCTGGACTATCAACAAAAAATATTGAATTTATAAATTATAATGAAGGTTCAAAATTAGAAAAACTAAAAGACACTAAAAATGTGACAAAGATTATGGGTTTTTCAGCTGGCGGAAGGTTAGTCTGGAAAGAAATAGATAATAATCCAAAAGACTATGATTTTATTGGACTTATTGACCCATCATCATCAAGGGTTTATAGTAAACTACCATCTAATGTTTATTCACTATCAAACAGTGGTAATTGGGGTGGATATCCATCAATAAAATCAGTTCTCACTTCTATGGAAAAAAATGGTGTATTAACAAAAACCAGCAAAGCCCATAGAGATATTCCGCTAGAATTTTTCAAAAAGCACAAAGATAAATTGGATTAATATAATTTATAAGTAACAAACTTAATTATTTATTCAAAATTACTATAATGTATATTTATGTTATATGGCATACGGAACAACATATGGTTTAGCTTTTCCTTTTGAACAATCATCACTTGGTAAGTATCTTGGTGTTACACAAACTGCTGACGACGAAATAAGAAGTAATTTAATTCATCTTTTATTAACTAGAAAGGGTACCAGATATTTTTTACCAGATTTTGGAACAAGACTATATGAATTTATTTTTGAACCATTAGATGGGCCAACATTTTCTGATATTGAATCTGAAATTAGAGAAAGTGTTGGTAGATATATGCCAGGAGTTTTAGTGACAAATATTGAAATTAAAGAAGCGACTGCAGATTTAGAAGATCCTGGTGCTACATACATAAATTCAGAAGGACAAAGAGAATATCGTGTCCCTGGTTTATCACAAAAAGAATATACAGCAAGAGTTAGAATTGATTATAAAGTGACTAACACTGCATTTGAATCTAATGATTTTGTAATACTTAATATATAATGGCGGAAAAGAAAATATCATACACAACAAGAGATTTTCAGGGAATTAGAACTGAATTAATAAATTTTACAAGACAATATTATCCCGACCTTGTACAAAATTTTAATGACGCTGGAATTTTTTCTGTATTTTTAGATTTAAATGCTGCTGTAACAGATAACCTACAATTCCACATTGATAGAAGTATCCAAGAAACGGTACTTCAATATGCACAACAAAGGTCATCGGTTTTCAATATCGCAAGAACATATGGTTTAAAAGTACCAGGACAAAGACCATCAGTTGCCTTAGTCGATTTCTCAATAACGGTACCTGCTTTTGGTGATAAAGAAAATCTTAGTTATTGTGGTATATTAAGACGAGGTTCACAAGTACTAGGAGGTGGACAACCATTTGAAACGGTTTATGATATTGATTTTTCATCGGCAGTAAACGCAGAAGGTTCACCAAATAGGCTAAAAATCCCAAATTTTGATTCTAATGGTAAGATTATAAATTATACAATCATAAAACGTGAAGTTGTTGTAAATGGTGTTACAAAAGTATTCAAAAGAGTGATAACACCAAACGATGTAAGACCTTTCTTTGAACTTTTTTTACCAGAAAAAAATGTATTAGGAATAACAAGTGTTTTAATTAAAGAAGGAACACAATACGTTACAATCCCACCAACACAAGAGTTTTTGGGTCAAAACAGTAGATGGTATGAAGTCAAAGCTTTAATGGATGATAGAGTATTCATTGAAGACCCAACAAAGACTTCAGATAGTCCAGGAATTAAAGTAGGAAAATACGTAACAACAACTGATAAGTTTATAACTGAATATACCCCAGAAGGGTTCTTTAAAATGACTTTTGGTGGTGGTAATACTTCAGCTGAAGACCAAGTAAGAGAATTTGCAAGAGATGGATTATCTTTTGACCTTTCAAAATATACAAACAACCTAACATTGGGTAGTGCGTTAAAACCAAACACAACAATGTTTATTCAATATAGAATTGGGGGTGGTAGTTCATCAAATTTAGGTATAAACGTTATAAATCAAATTGGTAGTGTAAATTTTGCAGTTAACGGTCCATCTGATAATGTTAATCGTAGTGTTATCAATTCACTAAGATGTAATAATGTAACAGCAGCAATTGGTGGTGCAAACAACCCAACAACTGAAGAAGTAAGACAAATGGTTTCATTTAATTTTTCTGCACAAAATAGAGCTGTAACAATTAACGACTACGAATCAATAATAAGAACAATGCCTTCACAATTTGGGGCACCAGCGAAAGTTACAATTACAGAAGAAAATAATAAAATTAAAATTAAATTATTATCTTATGATAGTGATGGTAAATTGACAGAAATAACATCAAACACACTTAAACAAAATATTGCAAATTACCTATCAAATTATAGAATGATAAATGATTATATTTCTGTTGAGAGTGCAAATGTAATAGATTTAAGTTGTAATGTTGACGTTGTATTAGATGCTAGTCAAAACCAGGGTACCATCGTTACACAAGTTATTGATATAATAACACAATATTTTTCACCTGGAAATAGACAGATGGGTGAAAATGTTTATGTTTCAGAAATAAGAAAAAGAATTCAAAATTTGGATGGTGTTATTAGTATTTCAGACATTCAGTTTTTTAACAAAGTTGGTGGACAATATTCGTCATCACAGACATCACAAAGATATATCGACCCAGAGACAAGACAAATAGAATTAATTGCTGATACTATATTTGCTGAACCAACACAAATGTATCAAATTAGATTCCCAAACAAAGATATTAACGTAAGAGTTCTTAACTTTAAGGGGGTTAACTTTTCTTGATAATTTATTTTTTTTATAAAAGGATTATTTTTCTAAAATAGGAAATAAACTATTTATGAAAAAAAGAAACTTCAATGCCTAAATCATATAGAGTAAGAACCCAGGTTGGGGTTGACAAATCAATAAAAGTTAATTTGGACCAAGATTTTGACCAGATTAATATACTTTCATTAAAAATTTTACAAAGTGATGTTTATAGTAGACAATGTTCTGACTATGGTGTTATAGTTGGTCGTGTTTTTGTAAATTCTGGATTTGGTTTACCAAATGCAATGATTTCTATCTTTATACCATTACAACCAGAAGATGAAAATAATCCGATAATAAGTGAATTATATCCATATCGAAGTCTATCAGATATCAATGAAGATGGTTATAGGTATAATTTATTACCTAAGATACCTTCATATGAAGGCCATGCGGCAACAGGGAACTTCCCAACAAAAGAAGAAACCCTATTAGACCAATCTTATATTGAAGTTTACGACAAGTACTATAAATACACAACAAGAACCAACGAAAGTGGGGATTATATGATATTTGGTGTTCCACTAGGAGCTCAAACTGTCTTCTTGGATGCTGATTTATCTGATATGGGTTGTTTTTCACTAACACCACACGACTTAATTGAGAGTGGAATTGCAACAGAAAATCAAGTCAATGGAAACACATTCAAATCCTCAACAAATTTGAACGAACTACCACAAATAAAAACATTGAATAAAATTGTTGATATTTCACCACTTTGGGGTGATACCGATGTTTGTCAATTAGGGATAACAAGAGTTGACTTTGATTTAAAATCTGAAGCTAACATTAATATTGAACCCAAAGCCGTATTTATGGGTTCAATTATATCAACAACTGATGATGATTCATTAAGAGTAAGTTGTAAACCAAAAAACAATACTGGAAATCTTTGTGAGTTAATTGCAGGTCCAGGACAAATATTATCAATAAGACAGACAATAAATGTTGATGTTAATGGACTTCCAATTTTAGAAGAATTCAAATTACCAAATGGTGGCAAAATTATCGATGGTGATGGTTCATACCTTGTAAATCTACCAATGAATTTGGATTATGTATTTACAAATGAATTTGGCGAACAATCACTATCAAACGACCCAAAAGTTGGGATTCCAACAAAAGCAAGATACAGATTCAAGTTCAAGTGGGAAAATGAAGGCGGTTTACAAAATGAAGTTCTTAGAGCAAATTATTTTGTTCCAAACATTAAAGAACATGGGTGGACTGCTTCAACTTATAATAGTGACCCACTGAAAACTGGTATAGTACAAACTTTATCTGGAACAACACAAGGAGGTCAGAATACTCTTATTTTTGGTCCTCTTGGTGATAGTGGATTAGTTTTTGATGATTCGGTTAATTTATCAAGTTATTCTGTTGAAATAGGGCCAAATTCAGGTGGACCTTGGACGACATATTATGGTGATACACAAGTAATATCAACAGAAACACCAAATGATTTTGTAAATATAACTTTGGTTCCAGAAGATCCAAACCAACCCGCAACTATAATATATAAGTTTTATAATAAAGAATATTTGAATTTATTCAAATCATATTCATTTAGTTTAGACTGGGATGACTATGCAGACCCAGAAGCGGCCTTAAATTGTGAAGACACTTTTTATGAATTTCATTATAATAAAGTGTATACAACTGCTATGTTCCTTGATCGATATAAAAAAGGTCTTGGCCGAGCAAGACATCTTGGTATTAAAGAAATTGATAACAGAACTTGTAAATCAACAACAAACACATTTCCAGTAAATGATGCTATAAGAAATTTTGATTTTTTATTTTTTATATTTAATTTATTTATGTCTATTTTAACACCACTTGTTTTTGTTCCATTATTATTTATAGCACATTTAATATCTTTTATTTGGCCAATATTAAAAATCCTTCTAATTTTCTTAGGGATATATGTAACATATCTTGGTGTTGACGCTGGAGTTGACTTATATTACTATATCGGATCATTAGGTGATGCAAATTTTGCCGGACCAATAATCTCAATTTCAACAATTATACAAATCGGAAAACAATTTTTAAAAATGGTATTTATGATTGCAGCAGGATTAGCATTGATTGGTCTCACATTAAAATACTTAATCAATATTGATAATTTCCCAAGACTCGGTTTACCAATGTTATCGTATCCAGATTGTACAACATGTGATTGTGAATGTGGTCCAGCCGATTTTTCTGAAGCAAATAATATTAGTGAATCATCAATTAATCAAGAAATATTAAATGCACAATCTCAAATTTCTGTTGAGGACTTACCACTCGGAATTCCCACAACTGCTATCACGGATAATAGTTTTTTAGCACCTATAAATTTACCTTTAAATTATACAAAACTAACTCACCCTAATGTAACTCAACCAGACTTGAGTTCAGCAATTTTAGGTCCTTATTATTGTATAACAACCCCCTCTTGTATGCCTCCTTTGTCTATATTTGAACCTGTTGCTTGTGGTTATAAATCATTAAGTTATGCAATACAAGAAGGGTGGATTGAAGATAATGTATTAACATCTGCTACACTAGGATTTCAAAGATTGTTTAGTGGTAGCGAATCTTTGGATTCAAATGATGATTATTATGGAATACCAGGAAATTATTTTTTGCATGCACCAAATCATTTTTTATTTTCAGCACAGAAAAAAAATTTTATAAATCATAGATTTTTTGCAAAACCTTTTACCGAAACATTATCTCAAAAACTTAATGAATTTAATTTAAGACAAAAATATTTTGACAATGTAAATAAAATTGAAGTAACATTTAACAAACCACAAAATAATACAAAACATCAAGATCAAGTTTTAATTGTTTTAGCAAAACGAGGAACACTAGGACAAATAGGTGTTGGAAATTTATTCACCTTCCAAGAAGGAAAATTATCATTATGTAATCAAAATTTAACTGGTACAAGTTTTCACAATGGGGTTAATTTTTCAGAAAATCAATTTGGTAATAATGCTGTAACAGGTACAAGTGTGACAGGATCAACTATCGTTACAGTACGATACGCTCAGTCTCATAATTCAAATTCAGAGGTTCAATATACACTAAGTAATACCGGTCAAACAGAAACATATTTAAAGTATAATATTGATTTAGAATATTTTCAGATAATATCTGGTTATACCTATTCACAATTTATATCTTTGGCTGACTTTACAAACCCCCAAGATTTCCCAAATAAATATTTACAACACGATAGTACTTTTGTTTATAGAAATAAATGTGATATATTGAACAATCCACCACTTGGGTCTTATCAATATGAAAATTATCTAAAAATTATTGAAGAAATACCACAATATGGTAATTTTGAAATTTTAATTATAACAAGAGGTGTTGACCCACATTCACCAAAACAATATAATCGTTACGATTTATCAAGGATATTTGGTAAAAACTTTGGATTAGGACCAATTGTTGATGGTGAATATTTTTTAAATATACCAATAAAGGGTCAAAATGTTGGTGTTAAGCCAATATCACACTTAATAACACAAAATGATTTACCATCTAACAATTTATATTTTGAACCATATAATTTTAAAATAAGTGAAACATACGTTGTTAGTGGTGTAACTTGTAATGAATTTTCTGGATTTACATCAACACTACCTTATTATTATTTATGTCCTGATGAAAGTATTGCAGCAAACTACTCACCAGCACCACCTTCATTTGGTTTTGATAATATTGTAACATTATCACTATCACAACATACTGTGTTTAATAATAATAGTAAAAGAGCTTTATTATTGCCAACAGTGAATAATACAATATACACACCATTTGTTACAACACCATTAAAGTCTACAACTAATTATTATT